TTTGTTGTATTGCCTCTTTAAACTCCTTAATCCTTTTTCATAATCATGATGATCATCAAGGTCAGCATCTATTAAACCCAATTTAATACCTTCTTTTTTAAAAATACTACTCTCATTGCAAGAATTTAAAAACTGAACACCACCATTGTAGTCACCGACTACAGCAACGACATTAAAGTTCTTCAAGAGATAAACCATATAATTTATATGCGTCTTTAAGTTTGATCCAGACAAAGCATAACTATGAACCAAGGTCCCTTTTTTAGTATCCCTGTTTAATTTAATAATCATCATTGCAAAATCATCAGAACCATCACTTTCTGACCATGACGGGTCAAAAGCAAGAATGTATTCATCCGAATGCTCTCCAAAGACTTCGACACATTGTCCTTCTCCATCTCCAATGGTACACTCCTTCATTTTGCTTACTTTAAAGTATCCAGAACTATCGTCTGTGAACCTAGCCATAAATTCTCTATCAAACTGAGACTGGCTCATTGTGGCAATAGCTTGATCAATTAAGTTTTGATCATATAATTGAGGCGGAGCGCAATCATAACTAAAATGCATTATAACTCTATGCGCTCCATCCGCATCCTCATCTTTTGCTTTGATTAACCTCTCATAATCACAATACATCTTATACAAATGCTCAAACTTATAAGATGCGGAAGAAAGACCAATAATTTTATTGTTCGGCCATTTGTGTCTATCCTTCTCTTCCATCTTACCCTGCTTTATCATCTCTGTCTCTACATCGTGCATCCTTTGCCTCTCCGTAGGGTTTTCTATAACAGCAAGGAACGGAAGAATAACCTCATTAAGAATTTTCTCTGGCATCAACAATAACTCATCAATAATCATTCTTTGAAATCGGAAACCACGAAGCTTTTCTCCATCACCCAAAGGCAGTGCAGTAATCTTGCTTGATCCTATTTCCATAACCCATTGGTCATTAGCTTTTGACACCCTAGTTATAGCCTGAGAAAGAAATTCGGCTTTGGGGCTTTTAGCAATATCCTCCATCTTGCTAAATATCATTTTAGACTGACGAAAAGACTTAGATATGATTCCGATGTGAACACCTTGATGTAGAATAGCGTCTAACAGCGCAAAAACGGCCGTAGAGAAGCTTTTGGACATTCCTCGACTCCATATGCCCAAAAAGTAATCGGTCTCCATCATGGCCTTAATAGCCATGTGTTGGAAAGGGAACAATTCTACTCCAGTTATCATCTCAGAAAAGAAAGATGGGTTCTGTCTTAAAAATTTATATAAAAGAAGTTTTGCTTGATCTTCTTCTAAATACTCATCCTCTATTGCAAGTATTTCTTTGTTTATGTTTGGGAATTTGTTTCGCCCATCTTGATTTCCTTTTTCCCAGCTCATAATGATTTTAAATATTTAGACCAAAAATACTGCAAGTCCGTATTCCAAAGCTGCTTTCCAAATACAAGTAACTTAGGAATAAGCAACTCGCTTAATTCCCTAGAACCCGCAAACACAAATTGGCAGCAGTCTTTGTATTGCTTTTGTATTTCTCGCATGTTGTGTAGCGCATAATCAAGCTTATATTTCTTATAACTCTTTTTGTTATACTCCTCAATCTCATTAAATGGAAACTCCATTACAACAAACAGATAAGCACCAAGAGATCTACACCTATCTAGCTCCTTACAAAAACGAGAATAACCTACTGTGGTAGTTCCACAGAAATCCCCGAATGATTTCCTGTCCACATAAGTATAATCATAATCTTTAGATGTAGCACCATAATCACCAACATCTAGTTTGTATGATTCAGAATTTTTAAATGAAAGTGGCTGTTGTTCCCTTGTGTCTACTAAAATTTTAGTTTCAGAATAATCATTATAGAACCCTTTTGGCAATTTCTCACCCAATAAAGGTTTAATCCCAACTTCTTCACATGCATATGTGTAGCTGCCAAAATATTTTTTGTAAATATCGACCGACGGCAGTCCAGCTGATATTAGTTCCAACTCCGTTGGACCATAATCAATAGCCTTATCCATCGTGCGCTTATGGAGCAACTTAATGATATAATCCTTAACCTCAAAGTCATCAGCCTTATCTATCCACTCCATTAATTGGTGTGATTGAGAGAAGTCTTTTTCGAAATAATCTTTGTAGTTTTTAAACGGTAAAAGCTCACCAGTTAGCTTATTTTTGCGCTGGTAATGTTTAACGTAATAGTCGCCTAATAGCATACTATGTTTTTTAACGTGGGTATGCAAGCTTCTTTGTGACTCGAAGCTTTGCCCACATTCTCTGCATTTAGATTGCATCGTCTTGACTTATTCCTAGTATTCTTGCTTTCCACTCTGCCATACCCTCAAGCCTTTCGGCTTCTTTCTTGACGGTGGCTCTTTGCATATCTGCAATCTTAACCATGTTATCTCTTTCTTCTTTGTCTTGAAATAATTGGACTATGGACAAAATCGAAGCATTTTCTTTGCTTTTATTTTTCATTCTTTCGCCCCTGTCTCCCTGAAGTTTTTTTGTAAGGTTTTCTATCCTTCCTTCACACTGATGGTATTCAGAGCTCTTGGCTTTTATAATTTCAGCAAGACGGACGGACATTTCCGCTTGATCATCAGCGACATCAAACATATCATTTAGCTTGTTAAGATGTTTACTAACAACCTCTAGGTTAATTATTTCTTTACAAACATTAAGATAAAGATTTATCTCGTCTGCTGTTAAATCTGGCTTATCCCATGTCAAACGTACAAACTCTTGCTCAAACAACTCTCGGTCACTTAGGTCTAAGTAATTGTTCATTATTTTTAAGAAACGAGAATTAGAAAGGTGTATGCCTAGTTTTTCTGCGTAAATTATATATTGCCTGTTTAGTTTGGACTCATTAAGATGCAAACCACAAGAATCATTAATCTTTTTAATAATCCTACTCAATGATTTTGGGGGTAGGTATGTATTCAATGCCCCACCATCTTTAGACGGTATGATTTCTGGGTTGACCTCTCTAATAACTTCTAAAACAGCGCGTTGCTCTAAACTAAGTGGGCCCACCCTTTTATCAGGAAACAACAACTTAGCTATCTCAAGTGAAGATAACCCTTGTTCCGCTTGCTGAATAATAAAATCCTTTTGTTCTTTAGAAAAGATAATGGGGTCTTGCTTCTCTTTAAATTTGGTATTGAACTTTATACCGTTCTCAATAAGATACTTCCTCACAGCCCTTCCCTCTTTACTCCGACCATCCAACTCATCATTATTAAAACACTTTTTAGTCAAGACATTTAAATCCTGATGTTTTTTACTGTTTTTCTGTAAAAATTCAATCTGTTCTTCTGTTAGCTTCATTTTCTTTGTAAAATCGTTCTTAAGTGTACAACAAGTGTATATAATAGATTATATCTATTCACTTATTAATTATTATATCATTTTCCTTTATTATTTCTGTAGCTTTCTCAATAAACATCTTCTTTAGGTTCTTTACCTGTCTATATCCAGCCTTTCTCTTCTTCTCGTTCGTCTTATAGCCCATGAACTTAGCCACATCTTCTTCCGAGGCCTCTTCAAAAAACAACATACAATATGCCTTGTAGTGAGTTTTGGTTAAAACGTCTTCCATGTAAATATTTAACTTTTTTATACACGTATTGAAATTAAGATTGGTGTCTGGGCTATTGCCCATTTCATACATATGATTCTCAGAAGGAACAGCAATTTTTAAATCAAATGCCGCCTTTTTTGTTTTCTCCCAGTTTCTATACTTAGGACACTCACCATCTTGAACTTTACTAGTAGTAAACGAACAAGCCTCATCACCCATATTAAATTCACAAGTCGCACACGGCTTAATATAATTGCCGTAGTGATTTCTTACCAGATTTCTTATCTGATTAGTTACTATAATGTTAATCCACGGCTCTAATGGGCGCTCTTGATCCCACATGTGCCATTTATTATAAATATGTAATTTTATAACTTGCTCAACATCTTCAAAATCGAACCAGGCAATACAATCCAACCGCCAACGACTCCTTTGCTTTCGGATGGCGGTTTCTATTATATCAATATGGTCTTCGAATTTTTTACTGGTCTCTTCTGTCATCAATAAAGTCTTCTAAGCTTCTAGAACCTTTATTTCTGACTCGTGGATTTTGATCTTTTTCTCCAATTAAAGACTCAAAAGAAAAAACATTATTACCATAAGATTCTGTTTCGACTTCTAAACGACTAATATTAGGTAATTCGTTAATAGATGTTTCATCATCTGCCAAAGATTCTTCAACTTCTTGATTCTTTGACTCTCTTGTGGCGCTAGCTCCATTTTTAGACACGCTATCGCACTTATTGCCGCAACTTGAGCAAAATTTTGGCTTAGAATAGGAATATTCTATTTTACTACCGCATTCGGTACAAAAAACATGGTTCATATATCTTATTTATATGTAAAATTCGGGTTTTTTCAAAAAGAAAATCAGATATTATCGAAAACCTTATAATTTTTTGTGCTTCCGCAGCTTTAGCGTTGGCTCATATAAAATCTGATACTAGTATATACACTACATAAGATTAATAATCCATATATTCTTTTTTGTTCTTATTAAACCCTTTTTCGG